TAATTAAACATATGCACGCTAGGATAATAGCTGAAACTATTCCACAATTGAAGCGTGTCGACAGGCATATCTGGCACTTTGGTTCTATCGAGATCCTTTTGGAAAAACGCTGAGATAGGCAATCTAAAAAAGACCGCACCATTTGGCAACATGATGTGAAATAATGTTGCTGCCCCTGCCATACTTGTAAGACCGAAGACCACACAGTCTTCGCTTTCTCCGTGATGTTTTTTAAAGTCATAAAGATACTCCTTCCTTACTTGACAATATATAGGTGGAATGTCTGCGTTTAATAAAGCCATAATCCAAGAATAAAACCTACTATAAATCCTGCAGAAAACAATACGATTTCTTGTCTATAGTACAAGGACCAAACGTTTAATTTACTTAATATCGCCCCAATTTTTTCCCTTTTCATAATCAACCTTATTAGGTATTTTTAACTCCACCGCAGATTCCATAATCTCTATTATTTTCTCTGCTTTTTCATCAGATTCAATAGAGATATCTACCTCATCATGAATCTGTATGTGTGGTATTATACCATTTTCATATAATGCTACCATACTTTTTTTAGTCATATCTGCAGCACTTCCTTGTATTAATTTATTTAAAGCTTTGTATGTAAATGCACGTTTTAATGGTTCATCATATTCTTTTCTAGCTTGTTCTAATGGTAAAGGTTTATGTACTCCAAACTGTACCGGCTGCCACAAATCAAAATGACACGCACGACCTAACAAAGTTCTAATCTTACCTCTGTCATTTGCTTTACGAGATACATTATCCATCAGTTGTTTTACAAATGGAGCCTTTGTGTGATACTGTCTTATTAATTTTTCTGCAGATTCTTTCATCAATCCTAACTCCGCCATAAGTTTATTCTTACCCATACCATACATTAAACCAAGATTAATTGTTTTGGCCTGCTTACGTTCTATACCTGCCATGTCAGCAACAACCTGATGGAAATCTGCATCACCAGCTTTGTATGCATCTACAATCTCATCAACACCAGTAAGATTTTGTAGCTTTGCATAATGCACTAATATTCTAGGCTCTTGTTGTGAGTAATCAAAAGATCCCCACGTATGATTTTCTTCTGGAATAAATATAGATCTTATCATTGGACCTAACTCTGGGTGTCTTGCAGGTATCTGTTGTAGGTTTGGATTTGACATACTAAATCTACCCGTGACTGTGCCTCCTGCATCAGATCTAATTTGATTTATGTCTGCGTGTATTCTACCATTAACAGCATGCTTGGTTATGGAATCTATAAAAGTGCTGTGAGCTTTATTTATCTCTCTGGCCTCTGCAATTAATTTTGGTAATTTATGTGGATGATTTTGTAAAAAGTTTTTTGTAAAACTTGGTTCTTTACTTTTCTCTGTCCTATCATATGGTAATTTTAATTTATCAAAAGCTTTTGCAATACTGCGAGCTGCCATAATTTCTACGTCAACTCCTGTTAAACTATTGATATCATGTAATATTTTCTTTTCCTTATCTATTAAAAACTTTTTTATTTTATCAGCTTTATCAAGATCAACTCTTACACCTTTAAATCTCATATCAACAAGACAAGGAAACAGTTTTGTTTCTAAATTAAATACATCCCACAGTTCTTGATCATATAATTCTGTCTCTAATTTTTTCCAAAGTTTTAATGTGGCCTCTGCATCTCTTTCTGCATATTGTCCAACAAACATCGCTGGTAATCTCCAAAGATCTTTTTTAGGATCTATTCCATATTCCTTTGCAGCTGCATTTAATATTGTTTCATCTTTACCCATACCTATGTAATATTTAGATAGTGTGTTTAATTTATAAGATAATCTATTCTCATCAATTAAAGATGCTGCAATCATAGTGTCAACTATCTTACCGTGAATTATTAATCCTTCTGTTCTCAACCAACAGATGTCATACATGGCGTTGTGAAATATAAATGTAGTGTCTAATTGATTAAAAATGTCTTGTAGCCATGAAAATACGAGTTTTTTGTCCATATTGCCATTAGACTCGTGTTGTATAGGAAAATACCCTGACCAGCCCTCTACGGCCACCGCAACGCCAGCAATGTGCCCTTTTCCGGTCACGTTCCCCGATCCTAGCTCTAAAAGCTGTGGGTCATTGGTCTCTAAATCTATCGCTATCTCTTTGTATCCTCGTAGGTCTTTTAGTTCATCTGGCATTACCCACTCGGTCTGTGGTGTAAACAGAGGTATCTGCGTGCTTCTCACTTATAATCCCTTTCAATTATCATCTCGATAAAATGTATGGCCTTTAGCAGGTCCTGTTTCTTGCCTTTATCTTGATGCCTTATTATATATTTTATAGCACATCCTTCAGGATATAAAAGTTTATTCTCAACCACAAACTTACTGGGCTGTATAACATACTTTTGATAGTGACTCCCGCCGTGCTGCTTGTCCCAAACTTTACTCATAGTATATAAGCTTTATTAAAGTCTCTTGGATCTAAAACATGTAGCTCACGTTTTGCTCTTGTTGCTCCAGTATAAAACAATCTATGTAATTCATCTGGATCATGACTAAATGTTTCTAATGCAGCATTGGTTATGTCTTGCATTAGTAAGACTTTGTCAGCTTCTCCTCCTTTCGCTCCATGTATTGTTGACATTATTATTCTAGGATTTTTATTTATCTCTTCTCCATTTGCTCTCATATTACGAATGTAGTTCTCTGTAATAGGATCAAGTCCTTCAAAAGATTCATACCAAACCTTTTGTGTGATTAATCCATGATGTTCTACACACTCCTTTATCGTATATTTATCATCAGAATGCAACGTTTTACCTTTTCTAAAACCCTCTAAAACATTTGATCCTAAATATTCGTAAATATTTTTTATCTCTAAATGATTAAGCATACCCTCTTTTCGCCATGATTCCCAATTGTTAAGGGCCAACAGTAATTTAAGCGGTATTGAGTTACGGCCTTTGTATTGATAATACCAACCTCTTAATTCACAAACTTCTTTGACAGAATCTAAAAAATGATTTGCTGAAGATAAAACCAACCAATTACCCTCTGACATGTCTACCTGCGTAATGTCTGAGTATCTACGCAATACACCTTGCTCTGTTCTTGGATTATAATTTTTATCAAATCTATTTTGTATCTGTCCTATTATCTTTTGTGATAGTTCATGTATTGGTCCTCCAGGTATACGATAAGATTGATCTAAAGTTTGTATATCATCTACTTCTTCTTTTAATGCAATGAAGTGATCTACATCTGCACCTGCCCATTTAAATATAGCCTGGTCATCATCACCCGCTATGTAAGTTTTTTCTGCTTTGTTCCAAATCTTCCTAACCATCTCCCACTGTAGCAAAGATAGATCTTGTGCCTCATCTATAAACAATACCTTGAATTTATTAATGGTTTCTTTTTTTAAAAAATCCTCCAACAAATCATTAAAATCTTTTAATCCTTTTTCTTTTTTAAATCTCTTTAATTCTTCTGATAAAAGATATAAAGTATTGCGCTCAATATCTAAAATGTTTTGACGAGAATCATAATATTCCAAAAGATCCATACGTTTAACAATGGCTGTGTTTATTATTGTTAGATATTCATTGTCAGAATTAAATGTGCCATCGCTATCAGAAAATCTTGCTGTCTTGATTGGTATGCCACACTTCTCACCAAATTCTTTGTAATTATCTGATCCCATCATCTTTTCTTTGGTCATACCTAATTGATTAAATGCATAAGAATGTAACGTTCTAAAAAATGCCAAATCATTTTCTACATCTAAACCAAATTTTTCTGCAGCTCTGGTGGCTGCTTCATTCGCAGCTTTTCTAGTGAACGAAAAATAACCTATCTGTTTAGGTCTAATTCCATCTTGTATAAACTCGTCTACCAGATTTAACAACGTTGTTGTCTTTCCTGTGCCTGGTGGACCTAAAATTATCGTTTTCATAAGCCTGTTTTATGCACTCCTTTGATTGTTTTTTTAAGTTGTTGTCCCATAACCATTTGGCATGTAATATTAAAATAATATTTTTATCGCTCCTCATTAATATACCTTTTGAGTTCTTTATCCTGTACGTTCTCTGGTATCTCATTCTTATAAAATATTCTGTAGCTGTCACTGCCATACTTACCTATGCCAAATAATTCTGTTGCGTCTTTACCATCCCATGTCAAATATTCTTCTGACATTCTCCATATTCTATGTGCTCTGACATTTTTCATGCCAAGATCTTTTAACATCTCTGCGATCGTATCTTTGTCTGAATTTAATAGATGTCTTGCTGTTGGAAACTTTTCAAAGAAACCTGGTAATACTTTTTTAACTTTCTTTCTTCCTGTCTGGTTTAGACAGATAACACCCACCATGTGCTGCCAATCGTTCGCGACCTGCTGCTGTACCATAAGATCATCTCTCATTAGAAATCCTCCTGTTGATATGGCTCCTGTGTTACACTTGCCTCTATCTGTTTCATTGTTCGTATCTTAATTAATCTTGGTTGTTGTTTTTTAATTCTCATTCTCTCCTCTTTTACAAATACATCTAATTGTTTTATAAGATTACCGGTCTGATTTTTATCTTTCTCCCAATGATTACGTTTACAAAAACTATAAAAATCCTCCATCTTAAAATATGTAAATTCTCTTTTCTCATCTGTGTATGGTAGTTTATTTAATATGTCGTCAAAAGTTCGTGCCGATTGTCTATTAGTTGTCCAGTCTTGTAATAGATTTGTAAGCTCGTTTACAGGGTCTAATGACTCTAATGGTTCTACTTCCTGTAAACCTGTCATCATAGGTTTTAAAAAATGTTGTTTCCAATCTTTTGGTTTTGGCACAGGCACAACAAGATTAGCCTGGTCGAGACATGCCAGTGCAAAGAGTTGTGGGCTATAAAGTTGTTCTGATTTCAATTGTATTCTTTTCTCATCAACATCCAAAAACCATTCTGGAGGTTTTGATGCATATTTTGTAAGACTACCTAACATTGGCATCTCTTCTTCACCAAAACCTACACCAAATCTTTTTGTTCTACATAAACCTGACTGACACACCGCATTTATTGGTGAGTCTTTACAACGATATTTGTCATAACCTTTTCTATTTACTGATTTAATTAATTGTTGAACCTCACTGTTGCTTAGTGTGGGTTCCATATATTTTAAATTTGCTTCTACAATCTTGTCCTCCCATGTGTCTGGTGCAGATTGTTTATAATATACTGCGATATTAAATAACGCGTTATTTCTGGAGCCTTGTCCAAAACCTACTGTTGCAAGTTTATTAAGACAAGGTGGTCCTCCAGGAAATGCTTCTTCTATTTTCTTTTCTTCCGTTTTGATCGCTTCGACTTGTTCTTTAGTTTGAGCCCAAATATCATAGAGCTCATAAAATTCCTGAAGTGTACAACCGGTGCCATTATCGTTGATAGCATAACGTAGTCCTTTCATTTCATTGTAGTAGGGTAAGTTTAAAAAGTTACCTGTATCCCCACGTTCTACAAGTATCTCTGTTTGTTTTGGAAAAATTTCTGACCCTTCATACCCAAGTATGATTGCCATTTGTTTTAATTTAGATTGCATCAAAGATGCAGGAATGTTTTCTTTTGTGAATAAAAATACGTGTGCGCCGCCTGATTTACTACGGCAAACTACTAAGGGTAGTTTATTATTCCGAATACTTTTAATGAGGCTAGTGTGATCAAAGTTATATTCGTCAATATCAATGCAGCCCCACCTGCAACTATTATCTTCTGTGATAGGGATGATGCCGAGGGCTGGACCTTTCCCTTCAAGATGGTTTGACCAGAGTTCATCTGTGACTTGTCCACGAACAATAAAAGCTTTTCCTTTTTGTTTGCCGTTGTCGCCACGTTCACCTGGTTGATACTGTCCATATGCTATTTCTAATCCTAAAAATATTGATTTGAATTTATCCATTATCATTTCTTATTTCTTTGTAAAGGGCGAAGTTGCCTTCGCCCTTTTATTTTATAACTAGTAAGGTGTACTAGATGTTTTCTCTTCCACATCGGCTTTTGCTTGCACGGTCCCGTCTGAAACGTTCGAGGCAAAGTCTTTTGCATTCTTGTACAGACCCTTGTCCTCTTGTCCCATAATTCGATCCTGTGTAATAGACCAACCATACCAAGAACCTTTGTCATTCTTTTGTATCGCTGATGCTAGATTATACACAACTGCATGCATTGGTGGTGTAACAAAGCCACCTTTTCCGTCCTCAATCTGTATGGTTTTCATCATAGAATTCCAATTTTTGCTGACAGAAAGCTGCGAAGATTTCATTGTAATCAACGCTGGCGTCATACCACCTGCTTTTGTTTCCATCAAAACATAATAATAAGCAGTCTCCTCAAGATAATTACCATTTGGTAATCTAATCTTGCTCCCTTCTCTCTTACCTGTCTTGATTATTGGACTGTTGGGTAGGTGAGTTGCCACTGTCAGTGGGTTGCCATCTCCCTTGTCGCTCTTTTCAGGATAGTCTTTTTTATAATAACAAGGCACCACCTTGATACCCTTCTTCCCATCAAATATTTCATGGGTAACATTATTATAAATCATCCCAGGTTTAGCACCCTCGATGTATTTACCATCCCCTTCGTTCACCTGTGCCGATAACTGGCCCAAGATTCTGACATACGGCAACGCAAGATCATCTTGCGTCATATTATCAAAACCTGTAGACGCATCATCTGCGAACAAAGCTACTGATCCCGATCCTTTTTTCATTACTTCTTTACTCATTTTTCTTTATCCTTTGTTATTTCCGACTTATTTTTGTTTTGTCTTTTATCCAAAGATGAAAGACATCAGAAGGCATGTCAAGGCCGGCCTTGACACGCTCCTCATACAGGGCTGTTAACGTATTCCAAGCCACGTCAGATTTCTGACTAGGTTCGTAACCATTCGCAACCGCAAGGTCAATCAAAGATTGAGCCTTGTTATCTTCTCCTTTACCAAATGTTACAGAGACATTGTTTTTAATAATATCTCCTAACCCTTGATCTCGAAGCCATTGATAG